CCGCTTGTGCTTTCGCCGGTCTCACCCTCAAGTGCAGAGTTCGCGCCCAGCATGTCAATCTCGGCCTTGGCTTCCTGTAGCAATGCCAATTGGCCCTGCGTCTGGTCGCCGTTCGGGAATAGGTCAAAGGGCTTCACGCCAACGCGGGCTGCGTCCTCGAAAGCCTCGATGTTGATTTCAACGTGGCCGTTTGGGTTCGCCATTTCGCGCTTCATTGCCGCGACTGAATCAACCGCGCCTTTAACGCCGAATGTCTGGCGGCTGTTAATGCTGTGAAGGGCTTTGGAACGCCGCTTGTTGATTTCGTCCTGCGGGTCAAACATATCGCGGATGATGCCATAGCGTTCATTCTCACGCCCGACATATGCCGATTGCAGGATCAAGGGGCAAACGCTGTCGCCGTCCTCGTCAACATACGGGCTTTCCCCGCCGTCAATCTTCGAGCCGTGAACGAACTTCGCCCAAACCCATGCCGAGTTCTCACGATACCACATCAGCACGACGCGGATGCGGTTGCGCTTGGCGTCATACCAGGCGCTGCGCGGCTTGTCGTCGTATGTGTCGGATTGGAATTCTTCCTGCATGGTCCCGATCACGTCTTTGTGGTCAGGGTGCGCGGCTTTGAAGTCGTCGCCATCCATCCAGAGAACTACGCCTTTATAGCGGGCGTCTGAAAAGTCGTGCTTTCGGCTGAAAGGGTCATAGAACAACCGGTCCCAAGGGTAGTGATTGATTTTCACATCAATCTCGCCGCGCTTGTTCTGGCTGTGGATCACCTCGGCCCCGCCGAAGCCCTCGACAAGGAAGTTGTCGTAAACGTCAGAACGAACGCCGTCCCAATCCTGATCGTCGCATACGAACCGAATGGCGTCCGTTACGCTTTCAGCATCCCGTTCATGCTTTGGGGTCCGGGGGAATGCCTTGGGATCGGTCCGCTGCTTGACCTCAAGCCCCTTGAGCCATTCGACCTTACGCCGAATGCGGTTAATCACAACGGCTGGCTGGCCGCGCTGTTCGAGGGCGGCAATCTCCGCAACGGTCAATTGCTTGCCGTCGATGTAATCACGCGCGCGCTCAGCCTCCTTGCGGGCCGAGATTGTGGCGTCCTCGGCCTCGGTAAACCAAGTTTCAAGTTGTGCGGTGTCTGTATTCACGCTGTTTTCCAATTGTCACCGCCTTCGTTGTCGCTGAAATACGTCCGGCGCTTGGGGCCGTCGCTGTCTTTTACGGCAGCAGAAACCAGCTTGCCTTTGCGATGCAACCCCTCGACGGCATACCGCAGGGCGTCAATCGCGTGGTTGTTCTTATCCATAATCACGGGCAGAATCTCGCCTGTGCGGGGGTCTGTCTTGTATGCGTAGCTTTTGAACTCTCGCAGCGTGTTCGGGCAGCCCGGGTCGATAACAATGTCCATGCCCTGCAAGAACGTCACGCCGTCCTCAACGCTGCCCTTGCCCTTCTTGGCCGAACGGATCTTTGGGAACCCGTGACGCTTGATGTAGTCAATCGTCTCTGGTCGCGCATTGTCTCCGCGCATTGGCCACTTCGTCGCGTCCGGCAATCCATTCAACAGGCTTGGGAGCGATTCAGTCGGAACGCCTAATTCGTAGACCTCGGCGTCGATGTACAGAACACCGCGCTCGGGGATGCAGCACCGGATGCCCGCAGTTTCATCGTTAGCGAAACCCCAGTCGGCCCCATAGAACCAAACCACATTGTCAGGCACATCAAGCGACCCCTCACGAAAGTTTCGAAAGACGCGGGCCTCTGACATGCCCCGATACTCGCCACCCCAAACGTGGGCATACTTGTCGGGGTCGCGCTTCTTGTCGCGCTCCATATCCCCGCGCAGTTCGGCAGGGAACCACGGGTTGTGGTTATGGTTGACCATCTTCACAATCGAACTGTCCGGCGGCTCCTTGCGCAGAAATGCGTCGATAGGATCGTCCGCAGCTTCGGGGTTCCAACTCGCCCAAATTTCAGATCCGGTCTTTCTGATCGTTGGGGTTAGCAGGTCCAGCGACTTTTGACTGATCGTCTGCGCTTCCTCAACCCAAGCAACGTCAAAGCCCTCAAGTGACTTGATGCTTGCCGCCGTGTGGTTCTGCATACCGCGAAAGATTATCTTCGAGCCGTTAAGCCCGCGAACCTCATGTTCCGTTACCGTGAAGAACCCGGCCAGCCCATAAGTGTTTATCTTATCCTCAATCAGTTGCTTCACAGAATCCGCGATAGACCGCTGGACCTCACGAACACAAACCACGCGATACCCTGGAACCTCAGCGCACTTGAGAACAGCAAGCCCCGCGAAGCAATGTGACTTGGCAGAACCGCGCCCACCGTAAAGCCCCTTGAAACGCGCAGGCTTGAAATATTCCTCGAAATATTCGGGGAACTCAATCAGGGGTGCGTCTAAAGCCAATTGTAAGCCCCATCGGAATATCGCCGCCGTTCGGCCCGCCCAGTTCGGTCGTGGACTTCGGTGTCCCGTGTGCCCGGTCCTCGCTGTCCTTGAACAGCTTGAGCGTGTTTGCGTCCAGGTGGTCAAGCACGTCGTCACCGGCCTCGACACGCGCAATCAACCGCCGCGTCATTAACGCCCGCAGGATTGCCGCGTCCTCGGCTGCTTGAACCTCGGCCTCACGTTGGGCTTTAGTCTTGCCGCCTGGGTTTCCTGACGTTCCCTTCTCGTAAGGGCGCAGGCCCGACATGTCTGGATTTGGATTTCCCTTGGCCATTCAATGCTTCACTGCTTTCAAAGAAAAACAGGCTCCTTGATTGTATTCCACCCTATATGGCGGGTTTCTTGCACTTATCTGCACCGCTTTAGGTCTAGCCCCGTGGATCGAGGTGCCTTTGCTGGCTGTTAGTTGCACTTATCGAACAATTACGCCTTACTAAGGCCCTCAACGCCGCGCCGCACACGGTCGATAGTCCGTTGCTGTAGCCAGTGCAGAGCCTCTTCGCACTTAGTTAGCGCCAAAGCGTTCTCCCGACTTGAAAACGGGCCAGACTGGAATGACCGCAACCTGTCGATCACAACCGCAAGAAGTATTTCCTGCGTTACCCCGTTGACCCCATGCTCACCGATTGGACCATTTTGAAACTCAATAGCCAGCATTGCAGGCAAACCCGCACTGCCTGCATGTTCAATGTGATACACGTGGCTTGCACCGCCATGCCCCGGCGCGTCCTTTACAATTACATCAAGAAGATCATGGGCTGGGCTTATCTTGTGGCAATATACAGATCTCATGTTGAGGCACTCTTTCGGTTTTGATTTTAAGGGGAAGGATCGCAGCCTTTGCAGGACGTGAGTTAAACTTATAGAACAATTAGAACGCGGGCAGGGCGCTAATCCTGCTTGCCTAGCTTTAATCAGCAACATTGCCGCCCTAGCCCCACCGTTTCCGGCCCGAGGTTTAAAAAAGGGCTGTGCGTGTCTGCTTTCCACGCCGCCGCGCTCAGGAGTAACGCCCGACCGGGTAATTCCCAATCCAAAGCGCCACACCAAAAGGCGGATAGTTTAAAGCGCGTCCGGGCCAGCTTATGCTACTGACATGCCCGGTATCTTCCCGAAGTCAGCCGCGCTTATGTGAGTGCATCTGTGGCGGATTGCTGAGGGGTCACGCCACGTTGTTGCCAATGTCCCCATCATTCGATGCGCTCGCATAAAAGCGGAAAATTTGTGCGGGTCTCTCCCCGCCTGTCACCAGCTCACCCCGGTCAGTATTAGGGCGCGACCCTAATATGCGTTAAGCGCGGTGTGCATGGCGTCAAAGACAAGCAGTGATGCGCCTACATCTTACTCTGGTCTAGCAACCGCGCTTATGAGGAATGTGCCTTACTCGTCTTCCCGTGCTGATCAGGCACCTGTTAAACCGTAACTCACACACCACATAAAAGCGGCTTAGAATTGCTTGCGCACGGGCCTGCCCGACGTTTCCGCCAGCCCGTGACTATCCGGTCTGGGTATCCCCTGCCCCGAATAGCCTATGGCTACCAGATATAGCGGCGATGCGCAAGGTTTATGGCGTCACTTGCGTTTGGCATTCTCTCGCGGCCATATAAACTTCATGTGTGCCGCGAATTCTTCACGCTCTTGCCGTAATAAGTCGGGCCTTGAGTTTTCTATCCTTTCAACTTTACGCGCTATTTGCCAGGCCCGCCCAGCAGACACCCCAACCCGCTTTCCTATCTCGCTAAATGTCAAACCAGCCTTGCGCCACCGCCAAATATCCCTGTTCCGCGCTTTAAATCCCATGTCCATCATGCCCTCCTAACATCAAGCGGGTCAAACTGTGCTTCAATGCCATTTGGCATCTCAACCGACAAAGCCTGCCATTTGCCATGCGGTGCCCTCACCAGCTTATCGAATGTCACCAGCAGATCCTTGAACGGTCCTGAGATAACGCGCAGGGCTTGCCCCTTGTTGTATTCTGTAACGCTGGCCCGTGAATTGGCGTCAACGCGCTCAGCGGCGCTAAAATCGGCCTCAACGTCTGATATAAAGCCGTTTAGCCCCCGATGCGCTGGCCGTGTCTTTGTGCCGGGGCGTCCGGTCAGGTCGTGACCCACTACCGGCATCATCTCTGGCATCAGGTGTTCAACGTCTGTGGCAAGGTGCCTCTGGCTTTCGTCCATGTCCAAGACAATGTAATTCGGCAGGGCTGGCACGTCGAAGCGCGTCCAATCCCGATCCTTGCCGAGGCGCTTGAACTCCACCCGCTTGCCGCACCACGCCTTTATACCGAGGCGGGCCAGTTCGGCTTGAACCCAAAACTGCTTGCGGATCATTGGCGGCTTTATGTGGTTGCCGTCTGCGTCCCTTGTTGGGGCGTGTGTATCGCGGCAAACACCGCCTGCGACATATCCAAGAAAAATCATGGTGTCTCCCCCTTGGGTGTTTCTGAGATAAGGGCTTCGAGGATGGCCAGAATCCATGCGCGGGCGGGGTTTTCGCACTCCCCCGCAGAATAATCAGGCTGGTCCGGATTAGATTTAGTGAGGTTCCAGACCCATTTATCGCCGCTGCCCCACGCGTGAGACACGCGCCACACCGGCAGAACCGCGTCGTGCAGCGCCTTGGCTGCGTCCAGTGAACCGTTATAGGCGTCCCAAGCGAACCCGGCACGGTTTTGCCCATGTGAATTCATCGCAATTCCAGCGTTATTAAGTTCTGACCAAGTTGGCCGGAATTTCCCCGCCTTCACCTTATCCCGTAGCGCCTCAAGCGCCTGCTTGCGGTCAGTCATTTTGCGTCCTCCGTTTTCATTTCCGCAACCAAAATAGCCCCCAGCAACACCAGCAAAACCGGCCAAGTCATTGCGACAAAGAAAGCGCAACCCCAGTTTACCCCGTCCTCTACGCCCCTCCCGTAGGGACGATCAGCGGTGCAAACCGTGAAAATAAAAACCGCCAAAGTGATCGCCAAATAAGCGCCCTGAATAAACTCAATCATCTTTGACCTCCGTTTTCATTTCCGCGTCTGGATCTCGGCCCAGTTCAACCAGCGCCGCCCGTACAGCCGAGGCGGGAACGCCGTCCGCAAGGCATGTGGCAACCGACTGGTATCCCCACGTCAGCCGCGCTACGGCATCGCGTATCTGGCCGTCTTTTGCATCGGTCATGGCTTGCCCCCGTCGATCACCACACCGAACGCCTGCATGATGGCGGCGACGTAGTGCGCTTGGGCTGCGGCTTTGGCGGCTTCTACAGATTCAAGTTCTGACGCAATACAGGCAGAGGCATAGCCATCGGCCTGCACATAGAAACCACATTCTGCTTCTCGTATTTGGTACTGACAAAATGGTAAAGTGCAGTAAGCGTAGTGCTCCCCACGCCACACCAGCGGCTTCACCATATCCGGCAGTGCGGCAAGGATCGCGTCTGCTGCGTCCGCATATTCATCATCGCTTGGGTGTGGCAAGTATTCCGCCATCATGCCTATCAGATTATCACGCATATCACTCATTTCGCCAGCCTCCAAAACCGTGTGCGCTTCGTCTTTTGCTTTGACGCGAACCGGCCCGATTTATTGCTATGAAGCCGGTTGTTGATAAGCTGCACCTTCACCTCACGGCCCAGATCCGCCGATACCTTCGCCGCGATATCAACCGGTACGATCCAGTCTGCCATGAACTTGAACATGGATTCGGTCACGTCCTTGGCTTCCTGGCCGTTGCGCCCGTGGGTCTTATCATCCCATGAACCCGGCACCCTTGCCCTGTGGCCTTCCTTGCGGGCCAGTTTTAGCATTGCCAGCCCAAGCGCGGATTCGTTCGCCGGGGCTTTGCTGATCACGGCGGGCATCTGCTGCGGTACGCTGTTGCGAGCCTTGGCGTCGGCTAGTTCTGTTCTGTGTCTGATCATAAGTGTCATGTCGTTT